GATGATCCAACTGCATGGAAATTAGTTCATGAATTGTCTGAAGCTTTCCAGTACTATCTACTTAAGTCTAGTAATGCAGTAGCAAAAGAAAAAGGTGCATGTGAATATTTTAATCGTACTAAATATTCTGACGGCATACTTCCTATTGATACTTACAAACGTGACATTGACGAGTTTTGTGGAACAGAGTTGAACTATGATTGGGATACTTTACGTTCCGAGATTCAAACATATGGATTGCGACATAGCACATTGTCCGCACAGATGCCATCGGAGAGCAGTTCCGTTGTGTCAAACGCAACAAATGGAATTGAACCTCCTAGAGCATACATGTCCGTTAAGAAATCAAAGAAGGGACCACTCAAGCAAATCGTTCCTCAGTATGGTACTCTCAAGAATAACTACACTCTTCTTTGGGACATGAAAGATAATGATGGGTACATCAAAGTTGTTGCTGTAATGCAGAAGTTCTTTGACCAGGCAATTTCTGGCAACTGGAGTTATAATCCAGAGAATTATGAGAACAATGAGGTGCCAGTATCTGTCATGGCAAATGATTTCCTGAAAACTTACAAGTATGGATGGAAAACAAGTTACTATCAAAATACTTATGATCGCAGAGGAGATGAACCAGAACTAACAGAGGAGAAGAAAGAATCTATTCAAGATCTATTAGACGACATTTTTAGTGCAGAGGAGGAAGATTGTGACAGTTGCAAAATTTAGAACAAACGGCGAACTAATGAGTAGTAAAGTAGATGGAATGACAGTATTTAACACTAGTCAATTGGATAGCACAAAACAAAAGATGTTCTTCGGACCCCCTCTTGGGGTCCAGAGATACGATAAGTTTAAGTATCCTGTGTTTGATAAACTGACTCAGCAACAACTTGGATACTTTTGGAGACCTGAAGAAGTTTCTCTTCAGAAAGATCGTGCTGACTATCAAGTTCTAAATGATGCCCAGAAACACATTTTCACTAGTAATCTTAAATACCAGATTCTCCTTGACTCTGTACAAGGGCGTGGTCCTGGGATGGCTTTTATGCCTTACTGCTCACTACCTGAGCTTGAGGGTGCTATGAACATTTGGCAGACTATGGAGATGGTTCATAGTCGCTCCTACACTCACATCATCAAGAATGTGTATGCTGATCCTTCTGAAGTCTTTGACAAGATTCTAGATGACGAGAAGATTCTTTCACGAGCAAAATCTGTTACTCATGCTTATGATGAGTTCCTACAAGCAGCACAAGAGTGGGGTGCTGGCAAGCGTTGGGAACAAGCTTTAGAACAAGTTGATTCAGCAAAGTGGGAACTCAATGACCTTAAACGAAAACTCTACAGAGCGGTTGCTAATGTCTACATTCTTGAAGGAATTAGATTCTATGTATCGTTTGCATGTTCTTTCGCCTTTGGCGAACTTAAACTCTTGGAAGGATCTGCCAAAATTATCGGACTCATTGCCAGAGACGAATCGCAACACATGACCATTACTCAAAACATTTTAAACAAGTGGCGTGATGGTGATGATCCTGAAATGGTAAAAATTGCTGAAGAAGAAAAAGAAAATGTTTACAATATGTTTCGTCAGTGTGTAGAAGAGGAAAAACTCTGGGCAGAATATCTGTTTAAAGATGGTTCTATTATTGGATTAAATGATAAACTGCTTGCTAAGTACGTTGAATGGACTGCTAACAGACGTTTAAAGTCTATTGGACTAAAAGCAATTTTTGATACTCCTATCAGCAATAATCCTTTGCCCTGGACAGAGCACTGGTTATCTTCTAAGGGTATGCAAGTTGCTCCACAAGAGACAGAAGTTGAAAGTTATTTGATTGGGAGTATTAAGCAAGATGTTAAGAAAGATACTTTCGCTGGTTTTCAATTATGAAAAACAATTGGAGACAAAAAGCATTGGCAGATCCAAACCTCCATCCAAAAGCGGTGGAGGTTCTTATTCATGGACCAAAAAAACTGACGGATGCTTGGATGCTACAAGCACTAAAATTGAAATACCAGATCCTTGGGGTGAATAAATAATAGAGGTTATGTAATGATTATGTGGCAGAAAATAAAGAATATTCAAATCCCTGGCAATATATGGGTGCCCCTTTTGACGGGAGCCTTATTGGGGACTACTATGGTTTTGTTTACAAGATTACCAATAGCACCAACAACCGTGCGTATATTGGAAGAAAATACTTCTGGCAAAAACGAAAGCCTAGAAATACTAATAACACTACCAGACGGAGAAAAGTTACTTCTGAGAGCAACTGGCGAAACTACTACGGAAGTTCTGACGAACTTAAAGCAGATGTTAAGTCGGTTGGACGGGACTCTTTTATTAGAGAGATCCTCAGTCTCCATACCACGCCAGGAAGGGTTAACTACGAGGAGACCCGCCAATTATTTTTGAATGATGTCCTGACCAAACGCTTGACAGATGGCACCCCAGCCTTCTATAATAGCAACATCCTCGGTCGCTACTACAGAAAAGATTATTTCAACGATGAAAAAACAAATAGCTGCAATGGCAACAATTCTAGCAACGTCTAGTGTTGCATGTGCTTATCCCACAATAAGTCAAATAGAAACTCCACCAGAACCAGTAAAAATTCCTGTTGTAGAATATAAATCTAGTTGGAAATGCCCAGGATGTAATGAAAATGAAAAGTATGTTTTAGAGCAATTGCAAGAAAAAACAAAAATTTCAGATCCTATAGCTCTTTCCACAATACTTGGAAACATTAAATCAGAAAGTAATTTTTATCCTAACATTTGTGAAGGAGGTGCTAGAGTATCTTATGATCAATGTTATAGAGGTGGTTATGGACTTATACAATGGACTAGCACAGGAAGATATTTGGGGTTAGGATTTTTCTGTAAGAAGTATGACTGTGATCCAAGCAGTCTTGAGGGTCAGGTTCGTTACATGATTAATGAATCTCATTTTCAAAAAGTTCTTCCAGAGTTTGAAGGTAGTGGATTTACAATCGCACAATATATGGTCCCAGCATATTATTGGTTGGGATGGGGTGTCAAAGGTTATCGTGAGGAATATGCATATGATTATACTAAAAAATTGGTTTGGACTTAAGTAAATATACATTTGGTGGTCTTGACAAAAAACCAGTCAACGTGTTAAGATTGCTAAGTGAACTTGAGGGGTCATACCAACTCCTCAAGTACATGGGTTTTCAAGAAGACATGGAAACCATTGACGAAATGAAAAAGAGGTACTATGCTATGTACTTCAAACTCAAGAAAGAAGAAAACAAAATATGATAGTTTGTGGGCAAGTAGCATAATGGATAATGCATCAACCTTCTAAGTTGCCGATTGTAGGTTCGAGTCCTACCTTGCCTGTTTGGTAGACATGCCGTGTTTACCAATAACGATAAGCACTAGTGGCGGAATGGTAGACGCAGCAGACTTAGAATCTGCCGCCTTATGGGCGTGGAAGTTCAAATCTTCTCTAGTGCATCGGGCGATTAGCGCAGCGGTAGCGCAGTAGATTTACATTCTATTGGTCGGGGGTTCAAATCCCTCATCGCCCATTAACTTCTAGAGGTTAAATGTTAAAAAATGTTATCTGTAAGATGCAAATGTTGTGGTGTAGAACTCGTGGCTCACCCTACTAAAACTAAAGCATGTGGTTGTCATAACACTACCACTGTTGTTGGTGACAAAATTACTGCAGTAGATTTGTCTCAAGTTTTGTTATTAAATTCTAACAATATTAAAAAGAAAAAACAAATACTATCTGATATTGACCTAAAATATCAAGAAGAACGACGCAAACGCAAAGTTCGTAAAATTGATTTTGAAGAACGTTAGTTTTAAAAATCAGTTTCTTACAAGGAAGAATGGCAGAGTGGTTGATTGCACCAGTCTTGAAAACTGGAGGGGTTAGTAGCCCCCGCGAGTTCGAATCTCGCTTCTTCCTCCACGGGGTATAGCGCAGAGGTAGCGCGGCTGTTTTGGGAACAGCAGGTCGCAGGTTCGATCCCTGCTACCCCGACTTGGATATATATTATTCCAATTAAATTATTATGAAAATTTTTCTAGATACTGCTAACTACCAAGAAATCGCTGAACGATATCAAACTGGTCTTGTATCAGGTATTACTACCAATCCTACACTTGTTCGCAAGGCAGGATGTAATTACTATGAGTTTATCAAAACTCTAGCAAATGACTTTGCTTTTGAGAGCATCTCTGCTGAAGTAGATGGTGATAAAGCAGAAGACATGTTAAATAATGCTCGGCAATATACTGAAATTGGTTCTAACATCACGATCAAACTTCCTCTCACCAAAGAAGGTTTGATAGCATGTAAAATCCTTACAGGTCAAGGTGTTACTACTAATGTCACTCTTTGTTTCTCTGGTGCTCAAGCAGTTATGGCTGCACTAGCAGGCGCCACATATGTTTCTCCATTTGTTGGACGTTGTAATGACAATTCTTTCAGTGGTGTTGAGTTAATTCGTGCTATTAGTAGTTTGTATGGCGTACAAAAAGTAAATACTAAAGTTCTTGCTGCTAGTTTACGTGATGTTCATCATGTATCTCGTAGTCTTTTATATGGTGCTGATGTAGTTACTTTGCCTTGTTCAGTATTTGATAAAATGTATGATCATGTTTTGACCCGTGAGGGTCTTGAAATATTCAACAAAGACTTCAAAGAAATACAATGACATTTACAATTTATTCTAAACCAGGTTGTCCTTATTGCGAAAAATTTAAATCTGTAGTAGAATATGAAGAACTGCGGCATGTAGTTTATGAACTAGATAAAGATTTTTCACGTAAAGAGTTTTATGCTGAGTTTGGTGAAGGTGCTACTTTCCCACAGATTGTTCTTGACGATTTACATTTAGGTGGTTGTCAAGAATCTATACGTTATATGCAAGAAAACAAAATTTGTTGTGTGCCATGATTGAAATTACTGCAGATCAATTTGAAAAAGATTTTGATAAGTATATGGATGCTATTGAAGAAGGTGAAGAGTTTTTAATTCGTACAGAGGATGGTAAAGCAGTTGTTGCTGTGCCAGCTAAACAACTGGAACATCTGATAGAGCAAGTGGAAGAGGATGAGTGGTATAATTTGTATAGCAATCATTCAGAAGCATCATGAAACCCGTTGTTATCCTTGAACGTTCTCCTTATCGCTATGTCCAGTGCGGTCTTCTAGAGATCAATGGTAAACCTGACTATCGCATTCAAAAGTTTAACGACTGGACCAAGCGTTATTCAGACATGTATTTCCTTGATAATCAAATGCAACTAGATACTTGCCTTGAAGATCCTGAGTATACTAAGTGGTTAGATCCTGATCCTGAAGTAGGTGCCTATCGCAAATACAACTAAATACTTCAGTCCCGAGATGACTATAAACTCGCTCTGGTCGGTTTGAAGGTTCCCCTTCTCCCGAGAGTTTACTGCCTCTCTTCAAAGGGCAGTTGGTGCGGATGGGGTTTATACTCCCGCCTGGTTTCTTGCTTCCAGTCAAAAAGCAAGTGGTGGTGCCAAATGACCCAAAACGTGTGAGTTGGTTCTTGTTTACAACTAAAACAAACAAGTGGCGTGCATGTGCTCGGGAGGTTTGACCGCCTCCCAAACATGCGGGTGTAGTTCAGTGGTAGAACGCTATCCTTCCAAGTTAGATGTCGTCGGTTCGAGTCCGATCACCCGCTTTTTATAAATACAAAAGAATAAAATTATAGGTTTGATGGGAAGCTATGTCCCTAGTAAAGACTAATCAACTAACTAATTTAGATAATGATGGACAGGTTGAAGTCCTGGAAGGATTGCAGATTAATACTTCAAAAACTTTATCAGTTTTAGGACCACTTGCTGATAAAGATGGAGATTTAGGAGAACCTGGACAAGTATTACTATCAACGTCAACTGGAGTTAACTGGGGCAATCCAACTGATCTAAACAATAATTATTTTCTATCATTATTAGATGGTACTACTTCTAATTCTGTAACACTTAGACTTTCTGATAATAACGCAGTACCAGATGATATTAATTTTTTAGGAGATTCAAATTTTAATTTATCTAGAACTGGCGATACTCTCAATATAGGTTTAGTACAAGATATTAGCACAACATCAAACGTTACATTTAATAGTGTTACTTCTAGTGGATCATTAATAACATCTGATTCTCTTGAGAGATCTAATACGAACGCAAAAATTACATGGGATTCAACTCAATCTAGGTGGCAATTTACAAATGATGGAGTTGTTTTTTATAATTTTATTACACCATCAGAAACTTTATATGATGTTGCCAATCAGTATGGATCTTCTGGTGATGCAACGCAATATGAAGTTTTAGGGACACAATTTATCAATGAAAATTCGCAAACTTATTTAAGAGTACAATTAAATAGTGTTTCCAGTTTTAATACTTTACAACAAGTAAAAATATTTGGTGCTACTACTACACCTGTCAATGAGTTGCCTGTTGCTCCCACAGGATCTACAGTTCAGGGTATATCTGAAGAAGCTTTATTTAATAATGTTAATATTCCAAAGTCTTTTTATGTTTATATTTTTGCATCATTTAGATTAGACACTGGTGATATTAGTGATTATAATCAGTACAACACTGCAGTAGAAAACCTTTCTTCAAATCAAATGAATGAAGGCAACTATAATTTGTTGAACATTACTAGAAATGCTGGAAATGGTTTGTTAGTTTATAGAGCAGAGTTTGATACTGCCAACGAAGCTAATATTGCTATTAATAGTTCAAACAAACCTCAGTTTAAATTAGTTCATGTACTAGGACCAAAAGAATTTGATAATGGATTGACAGTATCATTTAAAGATTATTGTGAATATGATATTTCTCCATGGTCAAGAAAGAATGCTGATGGTAGTTACAAAGATGATACAGTTCATTTTCCATTAACACCTCCAGCATCTCCAAAAAGAGGATGGACACTTGCCTCTTTAAGAGAAGTTAATAGAACGGCAAATACAATAACACTTGATGTTCCTGGACTAATTCAAGATACTAGTGGATATACAATTTATCTGTATCATGATGACACTCGTGCATTACAAAATGCAATTGATGCTGTTTATGCTGATGGCACAAAGTTTTTAATTGTTCCAGGTGGAACTTATCTTATTGATCAAATTAAACTTCCCACCACATTTACTCTTCGTGGACTAGATGACAGCACAGTGTTTACAAAGCAATACTGGTCAACTGGCAACTTGTCTTCGTCTCAGTTAAGTGGATTGCAAAATGCTATGTTTATTGGAGAAAATTATGACGCTACACAACCACAAGAAACATGGGGATTGAAAAATTTTAGTTTAAGAGACATGTTAATTGACGGAAATTCTGAGAATCAAATTTTATATCCGTCTAGTGATTTAGGAGTTGAAAGTAATAATGCACTATTGGCATTTCCTAATAGTGAGTTTGTAAGATTGCAGAATGTAAAAGTTAGGAATGGATATGGTCCAGCAATTTATGCAGAAGGATCATTGAATTTTTCTATCTTTGGTTCT